GGGAAAAATCCACAAACAAAAATTATTCAAACATCACACACGGCAGAGCTTTCGCAGAGGTTTGGTCGTAAGACAAAACAACTAATCGACTCTACAGACTACAAAGATATTTTTCCAAACACGGGACTCCAAGCGGATTCAAAAGCAGCAGGAAGATGGGACACCAGTGAGGGGGGAGAGTATTTCGCAGCAGGTGTTGGTGGAGCCATCACCGGGCGGGGTGCAGATTTATTAATTATCGATGACCCGCATTCAGAGCAAGACGCACTCTCTGACTCTGCAATGGAAGGCGCATACGAGTGGTATACGTCTGGCCCACGACAACGTCTGCAACCAGGTGGTGCGATTGTGTTGGTGATGACACGTTGGTCAACAATTGATCTGACTGGTCAACTCATCAGAGCACAAACAGAACCGAAAGCAGATCAGTGGGAAGTGGTCGAGTTCCCTGCAATCATGGACAGCGGTAAACCGACATGGCCAGAGTATTGGAAGATTGATGAACTTGAATCAGTGAAAGCATCTCTTGCCGTTGGCAAATGGAACGCACAGTGGATGCAGAAACCAACTGCAGAAGAAGGAGCAATCCTCAAACGCGAGTGGTGGAAACCGTGGGGAGAAAAAGATATTCCTGATTTGCACTACGTCATTCAAAGTTACGACACAGCGTTCAGTAAAAAAGAAACAGCGGACTATTCTGCAATCACAACATGGGGAGTGTTCTCGCCCGACGGACAACGGCCAGCGCTTATTCTATTGGATGCACGACGTGGTCGATGGGAGTTTCCTGAGCTCAAAGAGATCGCACTCAAAGAGTATAACTACTGGGAACCAGAGATGGTGTTGGTAGAAGCGAAGGCAAGTGGTATGCCCTTATCTGACGAACTTCGCAGATCAGGTATACCAATAACAAATTACACACCAACAAGAGGCAACGATAAACTGTCTAGGGTCAACGCGGTGGCTCCTATGTTTGAAGCAGGAATGGTATATTATCCAGAGGACAGAAGGTTCGCAGAAGAAGTTATTGAAGAGTGTGCATCTTTTCCGTATGGTGAATACGATGATTATGTTGACACAGTGACCCAATCTCTGTTAAGGTTCAGACAATCAGGGTTGATTCAGTTACAGATGGACTACGAGGATACTCCTGTTGACACAAGACCACGAGTCTATTATTAGGAGAAACATTATGTTTAAAAGAATATTCAATATTGGAAAAGGGCCAAAGCCTAAACCAAAGCCTAAGCCAAAACCAAAGCCGAAACCAAAGCAAAAGCAGAAGAAAAAAACACAGGCTGGTGCTCAAAGCAGAAAAGGTGGGTCGACTCGTCAGATAAAAGGTTTTAAAGATATAACTAAAGGAGAAAAAGTTGCACTCGGTGTGGGTGCTGCTGGTTCGGGAGCGTTGCTTGGATTAAAATTAAAAGAAGATAAAGGTGCTCGCGCAGGTGGGATGAAACAAGGTCAATCACCAAAAGGTGGCACAGCTCCTAAAAAGAAACCAAAGACAAGTAAAAAACTTCCCGACGCTAGAGACGCAGCTAAAGCTAGACCTACTGTTAAGAAAAGTAAAATCGTTAGAGACAAAAAAGGTAAAGCTGTTAGAGACAAAAAAGGTAAAGCTGTTAAGTACGGTAAAGGAACAAAAGCATATGAAAGAATGATGGAGAAGAGGAAGAATAGATAGTGCCTCTTAAAAAAATATTAAAACCAAAAAAACCTATAAAAAAGCCGAAGCCGAAGCCTAAGCCTAAGCCTAAGCCTAAGCCTAAGCCAAAACCGAAACCAAAGCCAAAACCAAGAAAAACAAAAGCGCCGATAGAACTCCGTGGTGGCGCAAAAACAAACCCTAACAATCCTCGTTCAACTAGAAAAATTGCACAGGTTGCACAGAACCCTAATCTAAGCGGTAGAGAAAAAACTCTGGCTATACAAGAAGCGATACGTGGTGTAAGATCACCCACTAGGAAAAGAGGTGTGTCTGACCCAGATCGAGGTCTAGCATTTAGGGAAATGTATAGAGCAGGGAGAAAACCTATGAGATCTAAAAAGACAGGTAAGATTATTACTGACTCAAAGGGTAGACCAATAATGGTGACTAAACGTAAAACAAGGCGAACAAGAAGGAAATAGTATGGGTATATTGACAAAAATTTTTAAACCAAAAAAACCAAAGCCAAAACCAAAGCCTAAACCGAAACCAAAGCCAAAGAAAAAATTAACGGCTGCGGAACGTAAGAAGCAGGCCAAAGAAGCGAAGGAGGCAAGAGCACTGTTACAATCGGTCCCTCCACAGGTCAGAAACGCCATGCGCAAAGCTATGGCGGCCAAAAAAGCAGCAGCCAAATTAAAGGATCAGGGCCTTAAAAAAGCGGCGAAAAAGAAAGCAGAAGAGCGCATGATTAAACTCACAAATCAAATGAGGTACAACATGATGCAATCAAAGACTTTTAAGCGAGGCGGAAGAGCTCGCTAATTAACACTTGCAAAAGTGCCTCAATTAAGTAAAACTTGCAGTAACTGCAATCATCATTGTCATTGCAGCAACGGTGGCTCTTGTCGCACAAATGACTGTGAGTGTCGTATCTGTGAGCACAATGCACTTGACGAGTTTTGGAGAGAACTAGGAGGATACGATGCCCCTAACAAAAAAAGGCACAAAGATTAAAAGAGCTATGGCAAAACAGTATGGAAAGAAGAAAGGCGCAACGGTCTTTTATGCGTCGATAAATAAAGGCAAAATTAAAGGGGCAAAAAAATCAAAATGAAAATGTCTGACAACAGAGCCTCTCAACTTATACAACAGTTACGTGATGCTTTAGAATTAGGTGACGACGATTTAGCTACACAGATAAGATCAGACTTATTCAAAGAGTTTGGTATTGAAATGGCAGATGGTGGCCGTGTCGACTTGCAGGCAGGCGGCATGCCCAAACCAAAACCCACTATGGGTATTATGGCCTCTAATGCTGCTAGAGCTCTGCCGGGCGTCGCATCTCGTGTTGGTGGTAAAGCTCTTAGCCTAGGACTTGGCACTCCAGCTTTGATGTATGAAGTAATGGCAGGTCAAACAGGGGGAGCATTTGACCCTATATATGGAAAGTATGATGATGAACGGTTTACACTTAACGATGTTGGTGTTGAGTTTGATGAGCCCATCCCTGAACTAGGTGGATACAGCTACGAGGAACTTGTTACTGACCCAGACTATATAGAATACGCCAAAGAATTTGGTATGAGTCCAGATAGATATGTCACAGAGTTAATTGCTGATACTATTCTTATACCTAAAAAAGGACCTGCTGATCCTTCAGCTTTTACTATGGAAGAGTTAGAAGAATATTATGGTGACACTCCTTTCTTTCGAGATTATAGAGAAAATGTTCCTTTAGGGGATAGAGCGTCAAGAGGTTTTGATAAAGTTCAGTCTGGAATACTAAGTGCTTTAAATCCGTTTGGGGCGTTTGATAATATGAAAGTTTTTAATAATTAAGAGGATAATTATGCCAGTAGAAAAAGATATGCCATTAACAGAGCAAATGAAATTTGATTTGGAGGCAGAAAACTTTTCACCAGAACAAATAGAATTAATCGAAGGCGACACACAACTAGATGAAGATGGTGGTGCCACCATATCGTTTGGTGCTCAGATGCAAGCGCCACAAGGTCATTTTTCTAATTTAGCAGAAACCATGTCAGATGGTGAGTTAGCGATGATCGCTGATGAATTATTAGAAGCATACGAAGGAGACAAAGAGGCGCGATCAGATTGGTCTTCAACTTACGCTGAAGGCCTTAGCTTGATGGGACTTAAATCAGAGGACAGAACAGAACCTTTTCCTGGTGCCTCTGGCGTGTCACACCCTCTCCTTGCAGAGTCAGTCACACAATTTCAAGCACAGTCGTACAAAGAATTATTTCCTGCGGGTGGTCCAGTAAAAACACAAATTATGGGAGCACCCACACCTCAAACAGAGGCGCAGTCAAAAAGAGTAAAACAGTTTATGAATTATCAACTTACTCACGTTATGGAGGAGTACGAACCCGAGCTGGATCAGATGCTTTTTCATCTCCCCCTTTCCGGCTCGGCGTTTCGTAAAATTTATTTTGATGACAAATTAGGAAGACCTGTTTCTAAGTTTGTTTCGTCAGAAGACCTCGTCGTGCCTTATGACTCCACAGATTTGACAACGTGTATGCGAATCACTCACGTCATAAAAATGCCAGCAAACGATGTTAGAAAATATCAAGCGTCTGGTTTTTATCGAGACATGGAGTTAGCTGAAGTTTACGATGACGAAAATGATGAAGTACAAGACAAGATTGATGAGTTAGACGGGGCAAAAAGAGTTTATACAAAAGATAACATACACACAATTTTAGAAATGCACGTTGACCTTGATCTTCCAGGTTATGAAGATGCCAACGAGGCAGGTGAAAACTCTGGAATAAGTTTACCCTACATCGTAAGTATAGACGAGAACTCCTCAAAAATTTTATCTATTAGAAGAAACTATGAAGAACAAGATTCACTTAAAATTAAAAAACAATATTTTGTACATTACAAGTTTCTTCCCGGCCTTGGCTTCTATGGCTTTGGTCTTATTCACATGTTGGGTGGTTTATCAAAGTCTGCAACCTCCATACTACGTCAACTCATCGATGCTGGTACACTCGCCAACTTACCATCTGGATTTAAGGCACGTGGGCTACGCATACGGGATGACGATCAGCCACTAGTCCCCGGAGAGTTTAGAGATGTGGATGCCCCTGCTGGAGAGATCAGTAGCTCTTTAGTTCCACTACCATACAAAGAACCATCAGGCACACTTTTTCAATTGTTAGGTTTTGTCATAGAAAGCGGTAAATCTTTTGCAGCTGTTGCTGACATGAAACTCGGTGAAGGTAACGAAGTTAATCCTGTAGGCACAACCATGGCGTTACTAGAACGTGGCATGAAAGTGATGTCTGCTATTCACAAAAGAATGCATGCGGCACAAGGCAAAGAATTTAAACTGCTTGCAAAACTTTTCGCAGACACATTGCCCCCTGTTTATCCTTATCAAGTCGTAGGTGGCAATCAAGCAATCAAGGCACAAGACTTTGATGCTCGTGTTGATGTAATACCCGTTTCTGATCCAAACATTTTTTCAGTGACACAACGTGTGACATTGGCACAACAACAATTGCAACTGGCACAAGCGGCACCGCAAATGCACAACATATACGAAGCGTATAGAAGAATGTATGAGGCCATGGGCGTTCAAAATATAGAGGCACTGATGCCCCCACCACCACAACCACAACCAAAAGATCCTGCACTAGAAAATGCAGAACTGACAGCAGGTATGACAGCACAAGCTTTTCCTGGTCAAGATCACGACGCACACATCGTAGCTCACATAGCGTTGCTTGGAAGTTTGGTTATAAAATCTAATCCACAAATTTTTGCAAATACACAAGCACACATTATGCAACATATATCTTTAAAAGCATCAGAGGAGATACAACAACAAATGGCACCACAAATGCAACAGATGCAAATGGCGCAACAAGGACAACCAATGTCTCCACAACAACAGCAAGCAATGCAACAAATGATGATGGACATGCAGACAAAGATTGCTCAAAGACAAGCAGAGTTAGTAACAGAGTTTATGGAGGATATTGATGCTCTTTCTACTGCATCACAAGAAGATCCTTTGGTAAAACTAAAAGAACAAGAATTGCAAATTAAAGCGCAAGATTCTGAAAGAGACTTGAAAGAGGCACAGGCAAAACTTTCTGTTGAAAAAGAAAAAATGGAAAACAAAGAAAAGACAGACGCGGCAAAAATAAAACAACAAAAAGACGCTGTCGCTCTCAGATCTGCGATTGCCATAGAAAAATTAGAACGAGAGTCTCAACAGAAAGTCTTGGACAAAGCAGAAAAGATGACTAAAAATATACAAGACACATTTAACAAAGGAATCTAATGGCTGTAGAAAAAGCGATATTATTTGACGACTTACAAAAAGGTGAGGACGACGAAGAGCGCGTAGGGTTTAGACGTGGCGGTCGAGGCGGTCGAGGCGGTCGAGGCGGTCGAGGCGGTCGAGGCGGTCGAGGCGGTCGAGGCGGCAGAGGCGGTCGAGGCGGCCGCGGAGTAGGTGGCCGAAGCCGACGTGGCGGAGCAAAAGGTGGCCGAAGAGGTGGATCTGCAAGTAGAGGCAGCGCACAAAACAGAGGAAGCAGAGGCCGAAGATCTGCCAGAGGAGCGTCAGTAAAAGGTGCAAAAAGTAGAGGACGCACTACAAGAACTGCTTCAAAACCATCAGCAAGAAGAACAAGAAGAGTTAAATCTGCAGCTAGAAAAACAGCTGATATAAAAGCTAAAAAAACAACACAAGCTCAAACTAGAAGACCTTCAGGTATAGGAGTTTCTCCTACTAAAAAATCTAAAGCAAAAGTTGCAGCAGCACCAAGTGCAGCTAAAAAAACAACTTCAGGAGTACCTAGAGGAGCAAGATTTAAAACAACTAAACAAGCTAGAGCACAGGCAAAAGCAGTTAGAGATAAAGTTGCAGATATAAATAGAGATTTTAATGAAAGAACTGCTTTTAAAACAAAAAGTGGTGACTTTTTAAAAGATAGTAAAGGTAATATTGTAAGATCTAAAACTCAAGTTGACAGATTTAAAGATGATAAAAGAAAACAAGATATTGCAAGAAAGTTAGGCATAGACACCACACTAGGTGCAACAGCCGCAAACCCTAATTTAAGATCACGACAAATGACACCGGGTCAATTTAGACTTAGTGGTCGCCTTGCAGATTTTCAAAAATCTTTAGGCAAAGGAGAGCAAACATCAGAAAATTTAAACAGACTGGCTGCCCTTAACAGACAACTAGGCGTGTCTCCTTACACTGGAATGGGCATAGTAAATCAACTTAGAACTCAAAGTGCAGATTTTATGAAAGAAGCTCCAGGACTTGCAAAGGTGGCAGGTTTTGCTCTTAATCCAGCTCTAGCACTTGCAACAGGAGGCCAAGGTATTTTAGGTTTAGGCAAACAGATAGGCCGAGCTTTTGGTTTCGGAGCTGAACCAGAACAGATGGCAGCAAATCCAAATTTAAGAGAACAACCAACAAATTTAAGAGGGCAATTTGCCGATGCGTTTAAATCTTTAAGAATAGGAGAAGACACTAAAGCTTTTGACCCCCGTGATACTAGAGGGGGAAGGCGAGACGAAAGAGCAATACCATTAATAAGAGAAATGGCTCCACCAATGCAGCCAACGCCAATACCAATACAAGTGCCAGCACCAACGGCGACTGCACTAGCAACCGGATCAGGACTTGGGTTAGATAGACTA